GGCTATTACCAATCTAAATGGCATTAGTGCAGCTGACGTTGGAAACAGTAACAAATTGGTGAAAAAGACTAATATAGCATCATTGTACTAAAAAGGTAAATATTTTTTACGCTAGACGTAAAAATAATTTGTTTATGTGTAAGTTGTGGTGTATAAAGAGTTTAGGCGTTATTTATTACGCTTCGCAGGAGATATAAAAACATGAGTGATAAAACCGTCAAAACCGCAATTGGCAAGGCAATGACCGTTGATAGGGATAAGCGTACTCTCACGGCAACGATTACCACTCGTAGCGTTGACCGTGATGGCGACATTATAGAGCCTGAAGGCATTGATACTACTAATTTCGATAAGAATCCTGTAGTTCTTTGGGCGCACAACTACTCACAGATTCCAGTAGCTAAGATTACAAAGTTGTATACGAATCCGCAAGGTTTGCTGGCTGAAATTGTATTTGCTGAGCATAGCTTTGCTAAGGATGTTTTCAACCTATATGCAGACGGTTTTCTTAATGCTTGGAGTATCGGGTTTGTTGGGCAAAAGGGTTATGTAGAACCTCGCCTGGACGAAGATGGTCGTGTTCAGGGCTATGTGTATAATAAGGTGGAGCTTTTAGAGCTTTCTGCTGTGCCCATTCCAGCAAATCCAGAAGCCCTTACTCGTTCCTTTGAGGGTGTTAGTAAGAATACTCTTTCTACCATGTCAAAAAGTTTGGAAACTATGCCTGAAAATCTAAAATCTGATGCTGAGCAATTCATCGTGGCTGCTAATAAGGCTGCTGAGGAAGATGTTCAAGAAGAGCAGACAGATGAAGCGGTAAAAGAAGGCACAGAAGAGCCAGTAGAAGAAAAGCAGCATTTTTACGCTGTTTACGCTAAAGGCGCTTATACAGTCTTTGGTGACACAGAGTTAGAGGAATCAATTGAGAAGACTGTACGTGAGTCTGCTTTCAATAAAAGTTTTAATGAGCGCGGAGTAAAGGGAGACGTTCCTCTCCGTGTAGAGTTTGGTGATACTGCATCGACAAAAGTAGATTTCCTGGTTATTCAGGAATCTGATGGCGAAATTGTTGAGGCAAAGGTTTGTGAAGTGTGTGTTGTTCTGCCTTCGACCAAGACTGTCGAAACACCGGAAGTTGCTGCCGAAGTACCTGAAGAGACGAAGGATGTGTCTGAAGAGGTTACTGAAGCTAAAACTGAGGGCCGTGACGAAGAGGTTAAGGAAGAAGCCACCTCAGACGAATCAGAAGCTGTGGAACCTCAAGAGGAGCATGAGGAGAAAGCAGTGGAAGAAGAGACTGTGGCCGGGAAATCGCTAGAAGACATGACAGTGAAACTTCGCCAAAGACAGGTAATGTTACGTGCAAGAATGTGTGAGTTGGGCCAGTAAGGTCCACATATTTATAGAAAACACGAAAGGAAATTACATGAATATTAAGGCAAAGCGTGAAAACGTTGAGAAGCTTTTCAAGGAGATGAGTGACCTTGATGGAGCTATTGAGAAGGCTGATGGCGATGAGGCTAAGGCCGAGGCGCGTAAGTCTTTCGAAGCGAAGCGTGACGAAGTTGAGAAGGCTCAGGATGAGCTAGAAGTGGCTTGTGGTAAGGCTGAGAAAGAGGCTTCAATTCAGAAGAGCCTGAAGCGTGCGTCAGATCTTGCAGAGACTGAGGTTCCTGCCGGTGCTAAGCTCGCTGCTGCTCCTGAGGCCACTGCTAAGGATCATGATGATGAGCTTCGTCATCAAGAGAAGTGCTTCCATCGTTATATCGCCAATGGTTCCAAGGGTCTCAGTGGCGAAGAGATGGATCTCATGCAGTCCAAGAGTTCCAAGTTCGAAGAGGGTGCCGGTGGCATTAAGCTTCCTACCAGCTTCGCAATTTCTATGCTTGGTGTTAAGTGGGCAAAGTCGGTCGGTTACAGCGATCAACACATTGCTCGCACCATGAAGGCCAGCACCATGGTTAGTTCCACGGATGCTCTCGGTGGGTATACTGTTTCTGAAGATTTCCGTGCAACTCTTCTTCAGACTCCCGTTGAGGCTCCTCACATCCTTCCTCGTGCAACTGTAGTTCCTAGCACGACTGGTGAGGTTACCTGGCCCAAGGCTGTGCAGAATGACAGCAACGAGTATGGTGGGATGACCGCTACTTGGATCAACGAAGCTGGCGAGAAGGTCCAGACTGATACTCAGTTTACTCAGGAGAAGATTGCTACGCACGAGATCGCACTGTATACCGAGATTAGTCATACTCTTCTCCGGCGCAGTGCCCTTGCTCTTGAGCAGTGGATTGGTACTCGTGGTCGTCAGGTTCTTCTTGACGCAATTGATAGTGCTGCTATCAATGGTGACGGCAATGGTAAGCCTCTTGGTATTCTGAATACCACTGGTATCCGCACTGTCGCTCGTCAGACCGCTGACACGGTTGTTCGTAAGGACCTCGTTGAGCTTAAGTATGCTCTCAAGCCTTATCACCGTGCAGGTGCTGTTTATGTTGCAGAAGACGGCGTTATCAAGACTCTTGAGGAGCTTGAGGATAATGAGGGCCGTCCTCTCTTTACCGCCAATACCGCAACTGGTATCTTCGAGCGGCTTGCAGGTTACCCCTTCATCCCCACCACGCGGAATCCTGAGCTTGGTGTTGAGGGTGATATTTTCTTCTGCGACCTTCGGGAGTACTACATGCCCATGGAGCAGGACATCATGATCAAGCGTTCGGACGACTATAAGTTCCAGAACAACGTCGCTTCGATTGCTATTTTCGCGCACGTCGGTGGCAAGCTTGTACAGCCCCGTACCTGTGCTACTCTTAGTGATGTAGACGCCAGCTGAACATAGCTAAAAGGTTTTTGGGGTTGAGCCTTAATCAACCCCAATACTACCACACCACTCAATACGGGGGTGGCGAAGTTGTTCCCCCTTCTTCGCCACCCTTTTGTTTTGCAGTGGAATAAAAGGAGAAAATATTATGTATTTTGACGTTTTGGAGCCTATTGAATATTGTATTTCTGGGGAGCAGCGTAGAGCTATCCCTGGCAAGAAAGTATTCATTGCGGTTCGTTCTGTTGTCAAAGAACTTTTGAAACAAAAGAAGATTCGTGAATCGGGTGTTCAGGGCAAGACATTGGCTGAGATTGCAAACCCTTCTACTGCTGTAGAGCCAGAAAAGGTTGTGCCTTTGAAGGTGGGTTCTCTTATTCGGGTGAACAAAATTGAAGAGGTTGTCACAGTTGTTGACATCTTAGAGAAGCAGGTAAAGGTGGAATTCTCTTCAGGCGAAACTAAGCGTGTAGCTAAGTCTCGCATAGAGGAGGTTCTGGACTGATGGATTTTATTGTTGAGCGGGACCATGTTTTTCGTGATAGTCGGGGCAGACCCATGCCCAAAACCAAAGGTGATACAGCACATGTTCCTAATAGACATGTAGCACGAGAGCTTCTGGCACAGGGTATTATACGTAATCCTGTGGAAATGCGTTCTACAAATGCCACAGAGTTCCCGCCTATCCCTTCAAACGTACAGGGTTGGCGTGTAGCTTTTGTTATTCATACCTCTCCTTATTATTCTGGGGGAAGAATTCATTTATTTCAATATGCTTGGAATATGGCTAGGGCTGGTGCTGATGTTCTTTATGTGTCTGAAAGCGTCCCTAAATGGGCAGCTGATTATCCTAATACAAACATAACGTATTTGACAGCAAATAATGCTGCGGCACTTCCAAAAGACATTGATCTTTTGGTAACAGACGGTAAAGATAAAATCAGCGCTATAGCCCTAGATTATCGAAGAACCCATACGCGCAGTAAACTGATTGTTATGAATTTTGAGACGCCTAATTGGATGCAGGAATTTGATCCTAAGACAGCCGGAAAAATGCAACAGACACGAACACCCCTTATGGCTGCGGATGTCCTTATGTGCAATTCTGAGGAGTCTGAGACCTATCTACGTAAGTACTTAGGGGATAATGACAAAGAGTGTTTGATCCTTCCTCCCGCCGTCAATGATACCGCTATCTCTGCCACCAGTAAGAATCCCGCTACGGATTTGGTAGGTGCTACTCCTTATATATCTTGGAGCGCGAGAAGCAGTAAATACAAGTGCAATGAACATGCCGTAAATGCCGCCTTTTCTTACGAAAGTCCTCTAGATATTGTTTGTATTGGACGCCCAAGTGCCAAGATTAAAGACACAAAAGACCACCGATTCCACACATTCGGTCGGCCTGTGTCTGACAAAGAGAAGATGGCAGTATTCCGGGACGCTGCTTGTGTAGTCGCCCCAAGCCTATTTGAAGGCTTTGGAATGGTGCCTAGTGAGGCGCTTTCTTGTGGCACTCCTGTTGTAGTGTATGACCTCCCAGTTCTTCGTCAAAACTATGGTGATAGGCTTGTCTACGCTAAGTGGAACGACGAAGCGGATTTCATTAAGAAAGTACATGAGGTTGTTGCTCACAGAACACAGGGCACTAAAGTTGACCTGCCTAAGAGTGTGTTAGAGCCTGATACAGAGGATGTGAAAGCTACCTTTGGTCTAGATGATATGAAGAGCCGTATTGAAGGCTTCCCTTACCACTTCTCTAAGAATCGTCAATCAGTTACAGCCAATATGATTTGTTATTACGGTCCTACAGTTCAGGAAGCAATCGAATCGGTTTATCCGTATGTAGATGAGATCACCATATCATACGGACCAACAGAGATGTGGAAGCACGTCGAACCTGATAATTGCCTAGATCTGATTGAGGCTTACCCAGACACAGAGAATAAGATCAAACTGAAGAAGAAGGACGTTTGGCAGAATAAGCGTGAAATGCGACAATGGGGTGCGGATAACAGCTTTGGCAACCGCATGCTTATTGTGGATGCCGATGAAATCTACCATGGGCTAGAAGACTGGCTCAAATACGACATCATTTACGGTTGTCCTAAATGGGTACATTTCTGGCATGATATTGAGCACTACGTAGTGGATAACGGTGTGGTTCGTTGGGGCAATGTTCATGATAAGGGGATCCCCGGTACTATCTATAATCATTTCCGTTGGACTCATTGGCGCAATGGACATCGTTTTGCTTCTAATAAAGGCACAACGGGTATAGGTGGTGATGGTAAAACCCTCAGTGACGGTAAACACACAAAACAAGCTGTAGAGGCTTGTCCTAATACGGTTATTTATCATCTAGGGCATGTATTGAACCCAGAGCTGATGAAAGCTAAGCATGAATTCTACCGCAAACGTGATGGCGACAACGCTGGCCGTCAGAATCGTGAAAAAGCCTGGCATTCGTGGTCAGGTGAAGCGGGGTTGACTAAGGACGGTCTTGTTAAAAATGTTGACTGGGGAATTCCTGAATTAGTAGTCCGAGCATTTGATAAATTAAAGGGAGAAGAGAATGGCTGATATTGCAAGTTTGTTTGCATATGATTTGAAGAATCCTGCTGGTGCTGGTTCGTCTGCAAGTGAAAAAGCGTTTATGTATGGTCTTGTAAGTCAATGTCGTTATCCTCGAATACTTGAAATTGGTGTAAGTAGGGGCCATATGACACTTTGGCTTGCTTATGGTCAATCAGGACACGATGGTAAATTGGTTAGTGTGGATAATTGGTCCAGAGCACATGGAGGGGAAGCCCGAGGGCCTGAGTATGCGCATAAGCGGTTGAAGGATAACAGGTTAGCCCGATATGTAGAATTCGTAGGCAGTGATAGTTACGAGTTCCTTAAAGATCAACCTGATGGTTCTTTTGATTTTGTCTGGATAGATGGCGATCATTCGCATGAAGGGGCCTATCGGGATATTAAAGAAGGTATTCGTGTAGCAAGTCAATTGGTGGGTGTACATGACACCGCCCAACAGTATACAGGCCCTCGCGATGCTTGTATGGATATTGAACAAGATTACGACCTTCAAGGCACATTTGTAGAGGGTCCGAGGGGTATTTGGCTGTGCAACGTGTAATGCGTAATGTGTAAAACTTTTTTAATGCTAGACAAAGAATTATAATGCGTAAAGAACCTTATTGGTGTATGCTATATAACGAGTTACAAGAATTAGGAGCATCTTTTGGACGTTAATAGCGCAGAGTGGTGGAATTCGATGGCCAGTAGGTACGAAGCGCGGGGAGACCTGCGCGAAAGGCCTGATGAGTACACCACAGCAGCATCTCTTATAGGTGATGGTCCAGTTTTAGAGGTTGGCTGCGCTTTCGGTCAATTTTCTAAGTATTTGAAAGATCGGATCACTTATGTGGGTATGGACATTTCGTCTGAATTGATTGTACGTGCTAGAAAGTGGCATCCTCAGTATGTTTTTGTTTGTGCTAATGCAGCACGATTAGGTGAACATCAGTGGGGTAAGGCGTTTGAGCATACATGCAGCTTCCAGATGTTGGAACATTTTACTTGGGAAGCTTTTGATGCTCTGATGAAGAACTTGAAGAAGGTAACTAGAACAAGTCTTATTTTCAGTGTTCCGAGAGGGTTGCCTTCAGCAGCGGACGCAAAAGCAGATGGTCATTTGATTGGCTGGGAAGATGAGGCTGATTTGGCAACTTGTTTTCGTCGGTACGGAACATCTATTTCTTTTGTTCCGTGTGACGACAATCATATTATGGGACAATTGTTTTACGAATAGGAAAGACGTATGGCTCTAGTAACAGTAGCTCAAGTAAAAGCACTCGGTCGTATTGATTACGACACAGATGACACACTTCTGGGTCTTCTTATTGATGAAGCTGAGAGTTATGCTGAGGCTTATTGCGATATTCGTTTATCAACTACTGAATACACTGAACGTGTTGATGGTGGGAGCAGTTATCTCTGGGCCAGAAATTTGCCGATTACTGCCGTCTCAGAAGTGGCGGACATGTGGTCTGACCCAATTGAAGTCGTTGATGAAGATGATTACTTTTTTGTAAATACAAAGATTCTTGGAGAACAAGAGTACGAGTTCCCACAAGGCGAATTGCGATGGTCAATAACCTATACGGCTGGTTACACAGCAGCCACTTGCCCTAAAGGGCTACTTAGCGCTATTAGGGAACTCGTACTCCTATCTTATACCAATCCTAGTAATCTGAAACGTCAGATGTCGTTGACGTTTACTACTGATTGGAAAAATTTAGCTGAGTCAAACAACATTACAGCTAAACTAGATGAATTCAGTCTTCGGAGGTATGTTGAGTGAGTAACAGTATGTTTATGCCTCACAGACGGTATACGTACGCACGCACCTCTGATGGTGAAGGGGGTTTTTCTAAGAACCTGACTTACGCCGGTATTATATACGGTTCCACAGAGACTTTCGAAAACATAATCACAATGGTTGTAAATACGAAAACGACTATAAAGCCTGAAGACATCATAGGTGTTGTGGAGAATGGTGACTTTGCTTATTATGAAGTTAAAAAGGTAAATCAAATGGGTGCTGCACAGCACAAGAGGGCTGTGATTGAAAGAACAGAGCGCCCTATTCGTCCGGTAGAATAAGGAGATGAGTCATGACTGATGCACAGGCACTTTATGGAGCAATTGCTGTTATTTCGGCTTGCGTTGTTTTTATCGTTCGTGCGGTTCTGGCCGCGAAGAAGCCTGGGATGCTTGGTGAGTTTGACAAGTATAAGGCTTATGCATTGATTGCTGCTAAGTTTGTTGAAGATAAAATTGACGACGATTACGGTACTGAGGATGAAGCAACGAAGGTAGCTAAGAGTCTTCACAAGCTTGACCTCTATCTGAAGAAGTTCACTGAGATCGTCAAGGTAAATGAGAACGCTCTTCCTAGCTCACGGCTAATTGATATGGCAAAGGCATGGAGTGTTGAGCTTTCAGATAGGGCATCCAAATGAGCTGGCTAGCTTTTGCCCTTAATTTTCTGAAAGGTTTTCTTGCCGAAGTTTTCATTAAAGCCAACGAAACACCAGGAGTGAAAAATGAAGTCAAAACACAAGAAGGTACTGCTAAGTCTCCTCCTCGTGGTTATTACGTTGGTAAGTACCGGATGCACAATAGGGATAAAGGAAAAGAATAACTTAGTTATCGCGACTCCTATTCCTATTCCAGAAGCTGCTAGAGGCGTTCCGCTGATTGCGACTGATGAAGAGATTCCGCTAGTTATTCTAAATGAAGAAGACAAGATTTTTAAGAAAAAAATTGGTGGATATGTGGTAGTTGATCCTAATTTTTATGTGTTATTGATTAAAGCTTATAACTCTTACGACTTCAATGAGGAATGATCATGACGGTTGAAATACTGTTTTCAGCTATAAAAACTTTTGGGCTTCCTGTTGCGCTTTTGCTTTTCATGCTTTGGCAAGATTCTAAGCGGAAAGAGCAAGATAGAAAAGATCGAGAAGCGTTGCTAAAGCGTATAGAAGGTCTTGAGGATTATCAGAAAGGCAAGCTGGCACAGATCTCTATTGAATGTGCTACATCGTTGCAGAATAGCTCAGAGAGAGATAAAGAGATGTTGACTTCTCATAGAGCTATTGCTGAAGGTATGAAGCAGCTTACGTTAGCTATGCGTACCCGTCCTTGTTTAGAAGAAGTTGTTAATGTAATGGAGCGTAACGTAAGTTGATTAAAGTAAGCTTTCGTCCCAGATTAAGAGTGGTTGGTTTGCCTAAGGACATAGAGCGTAGGCTTGTTGTCCCTTTGAAGGTGGCCGGGGGGATTGTGGAGGCTGCGGCTAAAGAGGCGGTTAGTGTCCAAGGCCCCGCTGGTGCTCCCGGAAGCGGTTACTTTCATAAGAAATTACGCGCATGGGTAGTGGCTTCGGAATCACCTAGCCCACCTCATAGGCAGTCAGGTGATCTCCAAAAAGGTATTATAACTAGAATGGCGGGTAAGACTGAGGTTAATGTTATTTCTACTGCTCCTTATTCGCAGGATTTGGAATACGGTAGGAAGAACATGAATGGCGAGCGGCCCTTTATGGTACCTTCATTGGTAAGTAATATAGGCAACATTCTGCGATCCTTTAGTAGATTTTTAGGGGTTTAAATATGAGTAGTGTAGTTGGCGGTATCTATACATATTTGAACGCTGAGACGGATGTAACAAACGGTCTCAGTACATATGATTTTGGTAATGGTGATGCACCTGCAATTTTCACAACAGATGAAATTCAAGAAGATGCAGCAACACCATTTATACGTATTTCAACTGTAGGCGGTTTTCGCGACGGAACAGACCGAACCTCTCGTGGTGGTGTGGTATTGGTAAATGTTGTTCTCTGGGGTGCTAAGAATGATTCAGGCAAAATCCTAAGAGAATTAGCAGATACTATTTGGTTTGCTCTTGACCGGGCTCCTATTGAAGTGGGTGGGTATGATGTGCCATATTGTTTGGCTGACCCTCCCAATCGGTTGAATGACAGGGATGGATTCCCTGGTTATGTTGTTAGTTGTCGAGTACTTGTTCGAAAGGAGTAATAGATGGCATCAAAAGTTGGATATGAAGGTGTTGTATACTACAATACGGGGACTGAGGTTTCCCCTGTTTGGGTAGAGATCGATACCGTGCGTGACGTGACCCTTAACCTGACCCGTAATGAGATTGATGATACGTCTCGTACGACTAATGGTTGGCGTTCGCGTCTTGGTGGTCTTTCTGAGTGGGGCGCTGATTTTGAGATGATCTACAATACAGCGAACGTATCTTGGCAGAAAGTCCGTGAGAGTTACTTTGACAACACGGTTATTGAAGTCCTTATTCTTGATGGTGATATTACTGTTGATGATAAGGAAGGTCTTCGTGGTAACGTGTTTGTCACTGAGATGAGTCGTGAAGAGCCTCTTGAGGATGTCATGAGCAACAGTACCACTATGGTTGGTAATGGGGAGCCTACTTGGGTTATCTCTGCTGGTGGCGTTGTGATTCCTAAGGATTCTTCTAGCTAAACCTAAGTAACAAAAGCGTTGTATTTTAGGGGGGAGGGGTTGTGTTCCCTTCCCCCCATTTAAACAAAAAAGGAGAACAACATGGCAATTTTGAAAGACAGTACGGATTTTGAGTGGGATCTTCGTCTTACGCTTTCTGCTATTCGTAAGATTTGCGTTAAGCTTGATATTACTATGGCTCAGCTTACTATGTTAGATCTCCCTTTGGGTGATATTTTGGGTAGTGTGCATCTTCTTTGTGAAAAGCAAATGAAAGAGCATAAGGTTAGTGAAGTTGCCTTTTATGACCGTATTGACGAAGTGTCTATGGACGACTTGCTAGACGTTCTTAAGACTACGTTTTTCGACGCATTCCCAAAAATGAAGCCCAAGGAGGGAGACAGTGAGGCCCCTTTCGGCCTTGGAGAATAGAAGATGTTGTAAAACTAGCGGCTACTGCGGGCGTGCATCCTTATTCTGATGAACTGACTCCTCTAGATGTTTTTTGGATGGCTGAGGCAAAAATGGAAGAGAAGTGGGACCATACCGCATCTATAATGATGATGCTTCATAATGCCAATGCAAAGAAAGCTAAGAGTGCTGTTGATTTCCATCCATTCCGTCAAAGGAAAAAGAAGCACCACGGTAAAACGGGTGAATTAACAGGAGCACCGCTTAAATCATTCCGCTCTATTTGTAAGAATTGGAAAGGCGACAAATGACTGCTAACATTAGTGCAGGGTCTGTTTTTGTTTCTATCAAGGCTAATTTAGGCCCAATTAAAAAGCAAATGCAGCAATTGCAGAAAAGCCTCGGTTCCCTGGGTAAGGGGGGCTCGGGTGTAGCAGCTTTACCTAAGAATTTGGATAGGGTGAGTAGGAGTGCTAATACTGCTTTAGCGTCAGTTGATCGTTTGGGGAAGCGTTTTGCTTTCCTGGCCAATTCAATACAATTATCAAACGTTGCTATGCGTCGTTTTAATTCTCTAGCGGGTGCCAATGTAGGGGCCGCTTTAAAGACAGCTAGTGCATTGCGAAAAGCTTCTGCTGCGGCAAGCAAAATGGCTGCGGCAGAAGTTGTGCCAAGGTCATTATCTGCCCGTTTGTCAGGAATTAATAGTCAACTACTTACTACCCAACGAGCACTTTCCCAAGCAGGTCAGTCTTTGACTCTCTTTGGCGGTATTGCGCTAGCTGGTATAGGTTATGCGGCCAAGAAGTTTGTTGATTTTAACGAAGAGATTCTTCGTACTAAAATAATCACTCAAGCTTCAGCAAAAGATATGAGTGCTCTTGAGGCGAAGGCAAGGCAATTAGGTGCAACTACATCCTTTACTTCTGCACAGGTTGCTGCGGGTATTCGCGAGTTGGCGCAGGGCGGTCAAAAGGCTGCACAGATTTTAACCTCAATTGAGCCCGCTTTGGGATTGGCACGTATAGGTGACATTGATCTTTCGCAAGCGGCTAAACAGGTTGTTCGTATATCATCAGCGTTTAAATTGAGTGGAGAGAACGTAGGGGGGCTTGTGGATGTTTTGGCAAAGGCCTCTTCTAAATCATCCACAAATGCATCAGAACTTGCAACTGGGTTTAGTTATGTGGCGGGAACAGCATCTAATCTGGGGATTAGTGTTGAGGAAACCGCTACGATGCTTGGGGTCCTTTCCAATAATATGCTTGTTGGGGGGCGCGGTGGTAGATCATTAAACCAAGCGTTGTCACAACTCACAAAGAAGCAAGACACCATTAAAAAATTGTTTGGTGTTGATGTCGGTGATGCTGCTGGTAATTTTAGGGGTTTCGAAGAAGTTCTGATTGACATTAAGAAAGCACTTTCAGGTCTGCCTAAAGTTGAGCAAGACAAATTGCTTACTGATGTGTTTGGGGTACGCGGCAAACGCGCAGCTCAGGCCATTATGAATTCTACCAAAGCGATGCGTGATTTACGTAACGAGGTAAAAACTGCGGACGGTTTTTATAAAAAGTTTGTTAAGACGTTAGAAGACTCTCTTGGTGGAGCTTTTCGTAAGACACTCGCAGCAATTCAAGATACCGCAATTGAACTTATCACCGTTTTACAGCCAGCAATTAAAGAATTCCTTGCCAGTGTTATAAAAGGTGCTGCGGACTTAACCGAGTGGGTAAAGAATAACAAAGAATTAACGGTGACTATGGCTAAGCTTGCAGGGTACATATTTGCTGTGGGTGTTGCTTTGAAACTCGTTGGTGGTCTTGTTGCTGTTTTTCGTGTTTTTGGCATAGCTGCTCAAGGCGTAACAGGCGTCTTTGGTAAGCTTGGTATAGTCGGCCCTAAAGCGTTTGTTGGAATAAAAGCGGGTATTGCTGCGACTAAAGTTTCACTTATAGGGCTGCTCCCTCACATAGCAGCAATAGTTATAGCTTTGGCCGCTGTTGGGTATGCAGCGCAAAAAGCTTTTAAATTCTTTGAAGATAAAGCGGCAATTGAAAGCGCCAAGGAACAAATAAAAGCATCTGAAGCGTTGATAAAGAAGCTTCAAGAGGAAGCCGCTAGTTACAAAGATACGACTGCTGAAAATACTCGAAAGCGTGAGATGGCTAATATCAAGAAGCTTGTAGCTGCGGGTAAGT